TAAAATTAGAATGCACCGCATTAAAGAGATTTATCTAGGCGACCCAGTAACTATGTTTATTTATGCAGATGAGAACGGAGTAAAAGGAACAAAAGGATTTACTTGTATTAACCATAGAAATATGCTATCTACTGAACCTTATGCTACCTGTGAAGCCTGTGGTTCTAATATGAAACCAGTTCACTTTGTTAATAGAGCAAATGGCGAAGACCAATACTTCTTAGAAGGAGAAGTATTACACTTTAGTAAATACAGCCCAAGTCGTCTTTATGGGTTCTCTCCTGTTATTACTCTATATAATCACATTATGACTCTTATTGCTATGGAAAATTATGTTAATTCAGCATATACTAAGAGTAGAATGCCAAGAGGTCTTTTGGCTGTTCAAACTCGAAACATGGATTCGATGAGAGCCTTTTGGAGAGGTGTAAAAGAAAAGATGGAAGCCGACCCTCACTTTATTCCTGTTATGGGAATTGAAGCCGAAGGCGGTAAAGGTGCAGTTGAGTGGATTAAGTTTATGGACTCTCTTAAAGAAATGGATTACATTTCAGTTAAAGACGACTTAAGAGATAGAATATCAGCATTCTATGGAGTAAGTAAAGTATTCATGGCTGACAATACTACCAGTGGTGGATTAAATAATGAAGGTATGCAAATACTTGTTACAAATCGTGCAGTTCAAATGGCACAAAATGTTTATAATAATTATGTTTTCCCTTACTTAACAAAGCAATTTGGTATTACAGATTGGGAATTAAAACTTCCTCCATCGGAAGAAGAAGATGAAATTGCGGGTCTTCGTAAAAGAGAGATAGAAGTTAATATTGCTGCTTCAATTAAAAATCTAGGATTTGAAGTTGATATGGATGAAGACGGACAATTTACTTTTAAGAAGCCCGAACCGGAACAACCGGAACAACCGGCTGAAGGTGAAGAATCACAACAAGACCCTTATGCCGGAACAAACATAGATGCTTCACAAATGGGACAAATGCAAGAACAACAGTTACAAGGCGGTAATTCTAAACCCCAAGAAAACCCACCTGCCACAAGGAATAAAGCGAGGAACGAAGTAGGGCCGGATAAGCGCATGACTGGATTACCTGCCGAAGCAGGAAATCAAAATGTTGATTCAAGAACAGAACGAAGAGTTGGTTAATATGACAGAAGATTTAAAGCAAAAAGAAATACGATTGAAGAAAGAATTGGCTAAGGTTAAGTCTCAAAACTCAGCCGATGGAAGAACACTTAGAAAGAACCGAGATTTTTCAGTTGGTGGATTACCTCCTGATACTTCACATAAAAGCATGAGAACCTCTAATGATGTTCCCGATGTTATTTTACCACCTTCAAAGCGTCGTGGAAAAAAAGAGAACATTCCTTTTTGAGTTGATTTAATATGGTCTTCCTCAAGGCGCAAATAGCAGGTCGTATGAACGACCCCGAATTTTTAATTAAGTGTCTTATTGAGTATATTGAAAGTGATATTAGAAAAGAATATGCAACATCTTCTAAAACAGACCAAGCCGAATTAGACAGGTATTTAAAGGAAGTTAAAAAGAACAAAAAAATTATAGCGCAAAGAAAGAAAAATAACAAACCTTATAAGAGTTTTGAACTTAAAGTAAGGGAATCTATGGCAAAAATCAAACAATATAAGAAGGAAGAAGAAACAAGACAGGATTCTAATTATAAGGAACAATTTCGTCAAAGTCGAAAAGAAATGGATTCTAGACTTAGTGATTTTAGCCGAGATAAAAATACTAAAAGTATTGATATTACCGGAGAAGAAGTCTTTCTTACCTTGAATAATAAAACTGCACTAAGAGAACTTAAAACTATTTTAAACAAACCTGAGACAAAAAAATACTTAAGTAGATTAAAACAAGTGGCTGTAAAGTTTCCTTATGATGGCTTACCAATGAAAGGTGGTAAGGTAGATAAAAATAGCACAGAATACAAAAAGAAATTAACAGATTTTTTGAAAACTTCTGGTAGAAATACTAGACAAAAGGGCGGTGCTGGTGCTAAGGGAATGGGCGCAACTAGAGAAGTTAATACTTATTTACTAGAGGCACTTAATAAATTAAAGGATGACAGCAAAGATGTTAAGGTTAAGAGAAATGCAACTAACATTATTAGATTAATTAATAATAGAAATGAAGAAATGATGGAACAAACTAAAGAAGCAGAAAGGGCAAGGAATAAATTATACGGCTCAACTGACGATAGTAGTAAAGTTAATAGAGTTACTAAGGCTTTCTGGTCTAAATTACAAAAAGAGTTTAAAGATAATGTTTCTCTTATAAGACTTCCATTAAAAGGAAATGAAGAACATAATGCAAAGGTTCTTAGTGGACTACTTTCATACGGTGGAGATTTCATTGTTGCCATTTTAAGTTTAGTAGGTGAAAAGAGAAAAGTTGGTGGAGTTACTCCAAAGACTTTAGGAATACCAGAAAGTATGGTTCTTATGGAGAAACCAACTAAAGAAAAACAACCGAGGGGAACAACTCCAACTAGAACAACTCCCGAATGGATGAGATTTAGAAATGAAAAAGATACTAAGGTTCAGGTATTAGACCGAGGCTCAACTCTCGACCCCAAATATGTAAAACCAAATTATGCTAGTATAAAAGACATAAAAGACAAAAAAAGGGAAGAAGAAGCAAGGGAAGAAGAAAAATCAGAACTTAAAAAAGCGAGTGAATACATTAGGACTCTTAGAATGATTGACATTTCAAAAGGTAAAGGAGATTATAAAATCATAATTAGAAATCAACCTTATAGTTCACAATCTGAAGGCTATTCCGAAATTCTTAGTAGTGCTAATTCTATATCTAGAACATTCAGATTGAAAAAATTCAAAGATGTTGATTTATTAGATGTTATTAAACAGTTTGCTGAAAGGGGAGATGGTATTACTCCAAGAGCAAAATTAAAATCAGATAAAAAAGAAATTCAAAGTTACATGGCTAATAGAAGAAAGGAAATTATGCAGGGTCTTAAACTTAAAAAGAGAGTTAAGAAGATTCCAAAGGTTTTACTTAAAGAGTATGATGAATTAATTGAAGAGATTGTGGAGGATTTAGAAAAGTATTATGCTTTCACTATGGACACTAAACCATCTAAAAGACTAAATCTAAATAACATGTTTCAAACAGTTATCGGCAAGAATGTGGATTTTACAGTGTTTGGTAAGTCTCATGGTAAATTGTTACAAGAAGCAATTGATTCTGCTTGGGCGGCAGATGAAAAAAGAATGATTGCTATTACAGAAGAAGAACTAAAGGAGTATTCTGAAAATAAAGAAATGCTATCTGAAACAAATAAGTTATTAGATAAAATAGTAGGTGGTTTCGGGAAAAATAAAGAATATGTTACTGAGTTTGAAAGAATCTCAGAATTTATTTATGAAATGAATATTATGAAGAAAAAATATCAATCTGCTAAACAAAAAATTAAACAAGTAATACCAGAAAGTTTTGAACCATACAAAGGGGATAAAACTGTTCCTATATCTCTTAGACCACCACAAAAAAGAAAAGACTTTATGGGGGGTAGAAAAACTGACCGTTCAGGTAGAGTGATTTCAAATGAACCTATACGGCCATATGGCGGTCTTATAAAAAGAGTCAAAAAGGCTTTACTTGCTAAACGAGATTTAGAAAATGCGGTAATAGAATTGTTACAGAAATTTAAAGAAGAAGAAATGTTAAGTAAATATAATATTAGAACGGAAAAAAATAAAGACTATAATGAGTTTATTAAAGAAATAGACTTAGATTTTGAATCGTTAGGAGAAGAATTTATTGGCAGAATGAGGGAATTTGAGTTTGATGTATTGTTTGACGCATTTGATGACAATAAAGTTATCGCTGTTGAGGATTTATATGCCGATATTAAAGCCCTTGAAACTAAAGGTAGAAGACTATATGCGAAGAGTAAACAAATAGAAGAATTCCTAAAAACTGCTACTCAAGAAAGAGAAGAAGTTTCTTTGCTACAACAATTCTTTGAGATTAAAAGAGCAAAAATGACAGGCGAAAAAATTAAAGAAAAGCCAAAGATGCTAGATGTTTTGACTCAAAGTTTTAGAGCCAATCCTATTTTTGATGATGAAGGGAAAAAAATATCTTCAATTGCTGATATTGCTAAGTATTTGGAAAAGAAATATGAAAAAGTAATAGACTTAGATGATGATGACTTAGAAGACTTTATTACTTCTTGGAAAGAGCATTCAAAAGAAGAAGGGAAGAGACTAAAAGATTTGAATGAAAAAATAAAGGGTTGAACACAATGACATGGGATTTTTACGAAGAAGGAAAAGAAATTATTCTCAAAGAGGATAAGAAAGACACGCCAAAAAAACTGCTTGACGGATTAGATGCTAAACAAAGAAAGCGTCTTAAAAAGGTTCTACAATCGGCACAACCGACAGAATTTTTCGGAAAGGACTTTACTCAAATGGGTGAGTTAATTGATGTTCTTAAGGACTTAGACCTAGTTAAGTCCGATAATAAACTCAAGAAAAAAATGAAGTCAATGGATGATAGGAACATTGACATAGTGGCTTCCGCTACTGAACTTCGTAAGGACTACGAGTTGCTGTATCGGCAATTAAGAGATTTAGTTTATCCAAAGAAAAAAGGTGATGAAAAATGACAGAACAAAATGAAGAGTTATTAGCCATTCTTAAGGCTTTAACAGAAAAGATTGAAAATCTAGAAAAAACAGTATATCATCAGGATAATCTATTGATGAAGTCCGGTTTAGTTGTTTCTCAAAGTCCAAGCCCAAACATGAATAATGGTAGCGGTATTTCTTCTCCTATGGGAGATGTTGGAAGTATGGACTGGTCTGACATTCATAAAATGGTCGAAAAGGTAGGTGGACAATAATGCCGGAAAAAGTAACAAGAGAAGAAAAAATAATCGAATTAGCAATTCTTAAAGCAAGAGAAACATTAGAAGCACTACGAGATGGTGAAGACACTAAGCCTATTATTGAAAAGGTTAAACGACCAAAGGCTAAAGCATCTAAGCATGGTATTAAGCAAGATAAGGTTCATGCTAATGCCGGTGGAGAAGAGTTTACAAGTGGTAAAATTAAGAAAGGAAAGACAGAATCGGTAAAATCTATTCGTATGGCAAGAGCATTCGTTCTTCAAAAAGATAGAGAAATTGAAAAACAACTCGCTAAGGGCGTTTTAAACGAAGAAGAAACAAAAGAACTAAAACAAACACAACTTCAAGTAAAGGTTGCTTATAGAGAATTAACCAAACAAATGAATATGCTTGCTAAAAGCAAAGGTGGATTTGGTGACTTTAAGAAAGATGATAGAGATGTCGAATTTACAGAAGAGCAGCAACAAATGGCAAATGAAACTTTTACTGCATTAGAAGCCGCTATGAAGAAAATTACTTCAGAGTATTTAACTTCTCCTTTGAGCAAACAAGGTAAAATGGAAAGCGATATGAAAGAAATAGTGGATGATTTAAAAGAATTAACCATGTATTTCGGTAGAAGTTCATAGGTGAAATAAATGGCTTATCTTCTTGAAAAGGATAAGTCCACATCGGATGAAATTGTTCGCTTATTTGAAAAAGTAAGAGTGGCTTATCTATCTGCTCGCACAGACCCTAAAGAATACGGGGCAAAGTGGCGTAGTGCAATAGATGGTATTACAGAAGCCTATGAAAACAATAATCAACTTTCAAATGAGTTAAAGAACTTTATTGAGATTTCTGATTTAGAAGCAGACGATGTTAAAGACCCACAATCACAAAATGCTGAAAAGGTATTTGAAGGAATAAAGAAACTTCGCTATTCTTCCGAATCCATAGATGACCCTTTCGCTAAAAGATTCAAAGGTGAAGTCTTAGAAGCATTGTTATCTTCAACGGGTAACATGGTTAAATTCGTTCACTATGCTATTAGAGAAGACAGTAAAGCACTATCTCCAGACATTTACGCTGTTAAAGACATCGAACCCGACGATATTACGGAGGGTCTTAAGGGTCTTGACCTAGAATCGGATGACATAGACCTGTATATTATAGAACATTATGGGGATGGAAAAGACTCAAACAAAGTCAAATCTAAAGTGAAGGCAGCGATGAATCTATTAGAGTTAATATTCTTATCTAAGAATGATAAGGGTGAATGGAGTGAATTAGAAGAAATTGAGGGCTTGCCTGTTAAGAAAGCCGAAGAAAAGAAATCTAGTGAAGAGAAATCTCAGTCTGATTTTATCGTTCCTAATAAACCAATGTATCGTATTTTTGAAATAGATGATATTAAAGAACTTAAAGGTTTTAGTGGCGAATATTATGTTCAAGAAAAATATGACGGGCTTCGTATTCAAATGCAAAAAATAGATAAGAAGGTTAAAGTGTTCTCTTTTGATGGTAAAGACATTACTTCTAAGTGTAAAAAACAAGTAGAAGAATTAGAAAAGAAACACTTCGGTGATTGTATTTTAGATGGTTCTTTGTTATTGTTTAAGGGGGATGAAGCACTTGATAGAGCAGAAACTATTTCTCATGTTTTTAATGATAAAAATCCAGACGGTAGATTGAGAATGCACATGTTTGATTTACTAAGACATAATGAAAAATCGCTACTAGAAGATACTTTAACTCAGCGAATGCAATTAATGTTTAATAATTACTCTATTCATTCAAGTGAAGATTTAACTTTCCCTTCTAAGAAAGATACTCGTTTAGCAGATTCTATTAAAGATATTGAAGAATACTCTAGGGCAATAATGGAAATGCCGACAGCAGAGGGAGTGGTTATTAAAGACTCTACATCTACTTACTATGTTGGGACTAAGAAAAACCCTAAATGGATTAAATGGAAGAGTTTTGTTGATTTAGATTTGATTGTTCTTGATAAGAAATCATCTGGTGGTAATTACGCTTATTCTTTGGGTGCAGGGCCAACAGAAGGAGAAGGAAAACACTATCAAGAAATAGAAGGTAAAACCTATATGCTTGTTGGTAAGGCTCTTAACACTAAAATCAGTGCTGACTTAGGAAGCATAGTGAGAGTAAAAATAGACCATGTTAAGAAGAAGGGCGACATATACAGCGTTCACTCCGCTAAGGTTATAGAATTACCCGAAGCAAGACACCCCGACAAATTGATTACTCTTGAGATGCTATCCAATGACGGAGAAAAATCATTAAATTATAATGTTGAAGCCCTTAAAAAAGGGATTACAATAACCGACCATATTCACGGAGAAGCCTCTATTCTAATTAAAGGAGACATGGATGGGTTTACTATCTATGGTTTCGAGGAAGACAATTTGATGGCTAAAAACGCTTTAGTAGATTTGGATTTATGGAAACACCAAGCGGAAGAAATTATGAAAACCAAGCAATCTCGTTTAACAGTGGCAGGTTTTCAGTTTATGAAAACGAAAGGCCCACAAACTATCAAAGCACTACATAACTTCTTAGTTAAGAACCACAAGGATTTATACGAAGATATTCTAGAAAGTAAATTAGATAAACTTAAAGACTGGATGAAGCAAAGAGATGGCATTTCATATGATGAAAAGACCAATAAACTTTATTCGGAAGATGATAAAATACTACAAGAAGAAAATATTCTTAAGGAATATAAAACCCCAAAGGAATACAGAGATGGTAAGTTTAAGTTATATCTTAGAGATGATGATAATTTAAACTTAGTTATTAAACTTAAAGACGAAACATTGAATTGGCTTATTGATTTAGAAGATGATGGCGATATATTTGAGTTGTTTGGTAAAGCCGGAAAATTCCCTGCTATGATTGCTAATAACATTTCTAAGAGAAAACTTCTAGATGAAGGTAGCATAAGATTAGGAATACAAAAGCATGGTTATCACGAATATTTCTTAGAAGGGAATAAGTTTGAAACTAAGTTTAATATTAGAAGGCTTAAAGTAGATAACAAGGAAATGTGGCTAGCATGGTCGGGATATAAACAAACTCCTGCTGATGATGAATCGGATGGGGGAGTGTGGAATATCTATGAGGATAGGTATAAAGAATTGACCCTCCCTACTAAATAGAGCCGTGTCTATTATATACTCAAAGACAATAGGAAGGTTTGAGCAACATGAGTATAAGCGTCATGGCTACAAGGAATGATGAGTTCAACATTCTCAAAAGCAACGACGATTTAATGATTGGTGGATATGCGAGCATTGAAATTGTAGATAAACAAAACGATTTGATTACATTAAAAGCATTACAAGAATCAGTTAAAAAATTCATGGGAGATTCAAAGTTTAGAAATGTAATGACTAATCATTCAAATGTTCAAGTTGGAGAAGTCGTAGATTCATATAGAGATAAAACTGGAAAATTATGGAAATCCGAAGTAGATGATGTGGGATTCTTTGTAGTAATTAAACTAAGAGATGACATTGAAAAAGCAAAGGAAGTAGGAAGAAACATTCGCAAAGGGTCATTAAGGTCATTTAGTATTGGTGGACAAGCATTACAAAAAGTAAAGAAAAGCCACAATGAATTAGGGGAATATAACGAAATAAGTAAGTTAGAACTCCATGAAGTAACAATATGTGAAAAAGGCATAAATCCCGAAGCGAAATTCGATATTTTAAAACAAGATATAGGAAGTGAAAAAATGAGTGAAAAACTAGAAAAGGCACTGAGCGAATTGGACACCCTTTTGGAAGAAGTTAATATGCTTCGCAAAGAGGAAGAAGAGGATGAAAACATGATGGAAAGGGCTTCTATGTCAGAAACCGCAGAAATGGCTGATGAAGAAGACATGGATATGGATGATGAAAAAATGGAAGAACAAGAAGAAAATGCAGAATACTCTTCTTATGAAGAAGCAGACAAAGCATACCTTCGTACTCTTGATGGCGAAGGAAACCAAATTGGTGAACCTGCTGACCGAATCGTAATTAACAATGGTAAGCCGACTTCTTCGGATATGCCTGTTGTTAAAGCATTCAGTAACAATGAATTTGATTCTCTTGATTTGAGTAATTCAAACATTGAAAAGGCTTACGCCGCTTTCCGTGAAGAACAACTCGAAGCACTTGCTTACGACAATCTACGAAAGTCTTTTGAAACACGATTTAACTCCGAAAGAGCAAACCGTGAAAACATTCTCGCAAAGTCTCAATATGACGCTGCAAGTGAAATTTCTTCTCTAAAGGAAGAATTTACGCAATTGCGAAAGTCTTTGACCGCTGAGAAGGATTCAATCATTAAGGCTCAAAAAGAAGCAACAGTTACACTCCCATCATTAGAAGACATTTCAGAAATGGAGTGGTCGGATATTCATAAGATGGTGAACAATATTTGAAGGTGATTTAAAATGACAGGATATATTAACACAATTAGAGACTTAGAAGCGCAAACATACGGAATTAACAATCTACCTGCCGGTAATGCTTTATTGAAGCAAGCCGGTATGGTTGGTGGTATTCACACAGGACACGATGGTTCTCCATCATTGTCCGGTAGTGGAGTTTCCGATGTTTCAGCATTATACAACATCGTTTACGGACAAAAGGTTTGGTCTATGCTAAACCGAGAAGTCAATGCACTTTCAATGATTGCAAAGCGACCTTATTCTTCAAGTGGTTGGAGAGTATTAAAGAGCCGACCTGCGGGTGGAAGTGGAAATCTATTTACCGTTGATGCAAGCGGAACAGAGAACCTTGCTGAATTAGGTTCGGATTCACCAAGAGCAGATATGATTGGTGGTGTTCCTGAAAATGCCGGTCTTTCAACTGCCGCAGATGGATTAGGCCCAATTGCTCCAACTTATGCTCAATTAAACATGAGTCCAAAAGTTGTTGCACATCAATTCGATTTCAGTGAATTGGCTATGGAAATGGCTCAAATTGACGATGGAATCGGAGATATTCGAGCGCAAATGCGTGAAGACATGGGTAAGCACCACGCTGAAGTCCAAAACAAGATGCTAGTTATGCCATTAGAACATTACGGTGAATCAGCCGCTATGCCTAACATTGGTAACAACTATTCATCATTGTTGAAGGTTATTACATCAAGAGCAGAATTACTCTTAATTGATGGTGGGGTTCTTGCTACTGATACTACTACTGCTTCAAACGCATTAGGAAAAATTTACGGTAGTGAGCGATTTACTGCCGCTTCTTTCCTTGATGCAGAGGTTGATTTCGGAACAGACTATACCGCAGGTAATGTTCGTTCTTTGACTTTAACTCTTCTAAACAACATGATTCGCAACTTGCGACTTGCAGGTGGCTCTCCAAAGGTTATTCTTACTGGATATGACACTATTCAAGCCCTTGCTGACCTATTACAAAGCCAAGAACGCTTTATGGATAGAAAAGAGATTGTTCCTACCGTTAATGGTGTAAGAGGAACAAAGGGTCAAGAAGTTGGATTTAGAGTAGCAACATACTACGATATTCCTTTGATTCCTGTTAAGGATATGACCGCTACTGGTGCGGCTTCATCCAAACTAAGTGATATGCTTTTCCTTGATACAGACCACCTTTGGTTGTCCGTTATGAAACCAACTCAATACTTTGAGGATGGTATCGCAAACGGAAATCCATTTGGTGTAGGGACATTGGGCAATCGTGCGCTTTACCGAACAATTGGTGAAGTTGGTTGTTCATTCTTCAAAGGACAAGGAAAAATAACAAACATACAGTGAAGGTGATTAAGAATGGCATGGACAACAACAACATTATTTGAAATGGCGATTGAAGGAAACCGTAAAATGGTTTTTGGAAAGACAACGACAGACTCGGCAGATGACGACATAGTAACCGGACTTTCTTCGGTTGATGCTATGTTATTGACTCATTCGGGTAGTGCAGTAGAAGCGGCAGCAGCGGTAATTAAAAGCACATTACCATTAAGCGCAAGTGTTCTGTAAATGTAATCCCGACATCGGGCGATGTATTATATTGGCTCGCAATTGGGCAGTAAGGTGATTTAATTGGCACATACATTGACATTATTAGGCGACCATAAAGGAATTGCTAGACCAAAGGTAGTTGGCGATGAATATGTCGTTGATGCTTCTATTATCGTAACTGCTTATACAGCCGGTGAAGAAGTAATTTCAGCAAGTTCTTTAGGGTTATCTAGCATTACTTCTGTATCTGTTACGGGTAATTCTTTACCTGCAACTTTTTCAGCAGTAGCCGAATGCACAGCGGCAGGGGCTTATGAAGGTGGATTTCACTTATTCATGGTTGCTATGGATGGCACTAATGCACAGGCTTCGGGAAATATTACCGATACTACAATTAGAATCCGAGCATACGGAAACCTTTGAGGTGAATTGAATGGTAACAGTTCGATTGAGTGATAATTCATCAATTCGTCGGCTTTACATCAACCCAAAACAAGAAATTACGAGGGAAGAAGGGGTAGCCGTTCCGGTAAAATGGGCGGCTATCCGTCTTTCTGACCCAAATTATTTCTTTGTTTTTGGTGAAGAAGATAAAGACGAATTGTTAGAATTAAACGAAAGGTTTTTACAGGTATTTTCTACGGAAATGGGTAAAGAAATTTCATCAAGTAAGCAATTGCTTGAAGAATTACTTCCTGCTCCTAAGAGAACAATTCTACCAAAGACTTCTCTTAAGAAAACAAAGGCTGAAACCAAGCCTAAGTCTTCTTCAAAGAAGTGAATAGACCGACACATTAAATAGGAGGGGGCGACTTCCTCCAATTAGCGAAGTGGTATTATGGCGGCAGGTTGTAGAAGTAGCGGTGTTTTAACAGAAAATAAATTGGTTGTAACAGGCCAAGTTAAACTAATTAGCATTCATGCAACAGAAGTCGGTGGTTCAGCGGCAGTAATTAAAGTATATGACAATACAGCCGCTAGTGGTAAAGAAATCGCAAGAATGACTTTATCTGCTAATCAAACGGTTGAATTTGACATGCATGGTGTATTATGCACTAATGGCTTATACTTTGAAGAAGTCAGTGGTGCAGTAGCCGTGTCTATTGAGTTTGCTTGAGGTGATTTAATGGCGGCATTAAATAACGATACTCGATTAGTTATGACAATTTTATTTGTCGGAACAGTCAGTGGGGCAAATGTTTATTTCTATTCAGCATATGGTCTTAATTTTCCTTATGGCCCATTAGCACACTCGGTCTTATTTGGGCTGATTACAGTTGGTGGCATTATGGTTATGAAAGCACTATTCGACTTATCTCTTAACGATAGAATTGAAATTAAATTACTAGATAGGCAAATTGAAGCACATTTTCAAAGGGTTGCTAGAGAACAACAAATTAAACAAAAACTTCGTGAAAGCATGAAACAATACGGAGTAAATAAGCGGGATTCATGGAACAATGTTTATCCCGAAAATTCAACCGCTTCATTTGAAGAGAGTCAAATACCAAACGAGTTTTTGGCTACTATTCAACAATGAGGTGATTTAATTGGTTCTTGGAGACATAATGGGATTCTCCGACTCGGATTACGCATACAATCAATCAAGGGCGCATTCTGCTGATATTTTTTTTATGAGAATGAGAGCATGGTTTTGGGGCAGTTGTGCCACATTATCAGCATTACTTATAGGAAACATAATGGGTGTCTTCGATGTCAATATTATGGGTTCTTTGATTTCCTTTTTTAAGTCTATATTTGGAGGTCATTAAATGTCAGTAATGGCAGGATTTGCCATCTTGATTACAGAAGCAGTAGTAGCCTTTTATAAAAGAGTACATGCTATTAATTTTGGAGTTTATGGGGCTACTATGGTTGGTAAAACAACATTAAGTTACCAATTAAGAACAAGAGGAGAAGTCCAACAAATTAATAAAAGAACAGTTGGTTTGGAAAGAGCGAGTAGAAAAGTAGTTAAGTTTGATGGAGATTCTCACACATTAAAAAGTGCAGACATTGGCGGAGAAGCGATGTATTGGAAAGAATGGGTTAAAGATATGAGAACTCGTAAAGTAAAATATGTTATTTTTATGATAGACCACAGGCATTTAGACTCACCATCCAACTTAGACCACCAATTAGCATAGAAATTTTTAGTAGATACAATTACATCTAATGTTTGGCCTAATGGTAAAAGAAAAAAAGAAGTAGATTATCCTATGGCAGTAAGTATTTGGGCAAATAAATATGATATATGGGGAGAAAAATACCCACTAAGAGAAGGACAATCAATTGATAAGCATGATATTTACGAACCATTTAAGTATGGAATGAGACAATTAAATGATAAAGGAATACCCACATTCAAATATATTGTTTCGGCAAAGTCAGACCCCGAAATGGTTTACAAAGGAATTACAACTCTAATAAAAGATTACTGAGGAATAACTATGTATCAACAACCGAATTTAATAAATAGCCCACAAGCAAAGAATATATTTTTACCTAAACTACAACAGTTTAGGGCCGCAGGTTCTATCGCAGAATACTCTTTTACTGCATTAAAACCTAAGAAGCAATTAAAAGAGATTAAAAAAGTATTACTACCTGAGAAGAAAAAATTTATTGTAAAGTATGGATATAAGTTTAACCTAAAGGATAGATGCGTCGTTTGTGGAATGCACCATATTTGGGAAGCAGGAGACTATTTGCGCCCACCTATTCCATTAGATAATGTTACTAAAGGAAGACCGATGAGAGGAACTTATTGTCCTAAACATGCTAGTCTTCATAAACAAATGGAGATGTTACAACAACAGATATTAGCAGACGAACATGGATTAGATTTCAAAGCATTCATTCCTAGACCTAAAGTGCCACAAATGCTAAAGAGTGGCCCATTACAAACATTATCGAGAGAAGATGTTTTGTCGCTGACATCAACCGGATGGATTATAACGCCCCCCGTTGTCAAGGATAATGAGAGCGAGATGGCGGAAGTAATTCGCCTAATAGCCGAGATAGAGACTAATACCAAGAGACTACAATCAATGGTAACTAATAGTAAAGGAGAGGAATAATCATGGTATTTGGAACAAGCAATAAAGCAGTTATGGGTGCAGTACAGGCACAAAACGACCAACAGTTTAAAAATGTGAATAACTTATTATCTTTACAGGATAATCATGTTGAAGAATTTTTTCAATATCACGGCGAGCAATTTTTAACTACATTTGAGAAATTAATGGAAGATGTAGTAGAGAGAGTAGTTAGCCAAATGCTAGCAAAATTATCTTTTAGCACTACTGGTTCAAAAATAACCATTGATGCAGATGCTATGAGGGAGTACGAAAGAATCACTCAAGAGAACATTGATTTAGATATTCAAAGGATTCTTCAATCAGCCATTAACTCAGAAGTAGTAAATCAACGCAAACTTGCGAAGCAACAATATCTCGAATCTCAAGGATTTGGCGGAGGTGGAAACATGGGAGGAATGAACCCCGCAGGGCCAACAGCAGGTATGGCTATGGCCGGATTAACCGGACAAACACAACAATACCAACAAATGCAAGGGGCTGTAAATAATGGTTCGGGTTATCCTATTCCCCCATCGGGAACAGACGGATATGGAAGGCCATATTGGATTGATGCTCAAAATCAAATGAGTTATGAGCCACCTTCAAGCGGATTACATTTAGGTTCAGCCATTCAAAAAGGTGCGGCTTGTGCTAAATGGTTAATGTGAGTTGATTAGCCTTGCAAATCAAATACTCAAGAACGGGCCAAGAAATTTCTTTAGATAAAAATACTATTGAAAAAGAAATGGTTCTGTTTTTACTTCGTGGGTATTTAGTAAATAAAGATAAATCACATAGGAAGATAGCACAATTGTTATCTTTAGATGAAATGGAACAAGTTAATATATTAAATTGGGAAGGTAAAAACAAAAACCAATACATTAAAATATATAATTCAGCAATAACTTCAATAGAAACCACTCCCCTTGAAGAAATAATTGCTACCCATAATATAGAATTGAGTAGTTCTGGGAAAAAAGCATTAGAGCGACTAAAAAACACTAAGGGTAACTTCACTGTTAAAGATTTAAATAGTAATCTTTCTCTTACCTTAAACAATCCTGATACTTCTAAAGAAGCAAAAGATGAAAAAAGAAAAGGGATGCCCGATAAAAAATTCCAAGAATACAGTAAATATATCGGTAAAAAAAAGGGTAGTAGTACCGAAGTAAATGTTTTAGGCCCAGACAAAATACAAGGGAAAAAAGGAAAAGTAACTATTGTTGAGTTACGCTCTATACGATTTAAAGAACTAGATTTTAATAATCCTGAAAACCCTATGCCTAATAGCAAGATTGCTTACCTTAAAGAATTAGGATATGCCCCTATTTCTTTGATGGAATCTCGTTCTGTCAAAAGAAAAGGAAGAGGTGGAATTGAAACTACTTCTATCAAAGACAAAAAACAAGATAGTTATAGAGGGCAGGAAATATCGGGGGGTTCTTTAACTGCTGAAAATTATAATTCTGGAAATCAAACCTCCAATATATTTGAAACTCAATTTTTAAACAAAACCCCAAATAAAGAAGTATTAAGTGCTAAGTTTAGTGGTGGATTATCTCTAGATGCTACAAAAATGACAGGATTAACCAATTCCAAATTAAATGATACAATATCTTCATATATTATGCTGTATTCTAATAAACTAAAAGTGATAGATACCGAATTAACGGTTGGAGAAATACAAACAGCAGATAAATTTGAAACTCAATACAATAAAGAAGAACAAAAAATAATAAATCAATTTTTCTCTCCATTCGGAAAACCTCAAAATCCAAAATGGAGAGAAAATAAAGTTACTTATAAAACTAAAACTGGTGAAAAAAAGACAATTGAAAAACCAAAAGGCACAAGAAAAAAAATAGTCTCTAGGGGAGAATACATTCTTCCTAACTTTAATCGTATTAATGATTTAGGGATAGTAGATGGAAAAAAAGTAACTCTTCTTAATATGGTTGCTAATACCGAAATGTTAAAAGTAGTAAAAAGAATTAAAGCGTTAAGCGATTCTAGGAAAGAAGGTAAAGCCTTTTATAAAACATATATTGGTGAGGTAAAAAATCTCAAATCATGGATGAAGTCAGAAATAGAAAAACTTAAACAATGGCGAAAAGAAAGTGTTACTGACCCAATGGATGAATATGTACAATCAAAACTAGAAGATTTAAAAGAAAAAACTAATGTTACTGTTACTTCGACTGCTTTTAGCAATAAAGATGCAAAAGAAGCATTTAAAAGGAAGTTGAAACCGTATATAAAATCTACTTTTTCAGAAGCCCTTAGAGACTATGGGGCTTTATACGAAATAGAAATAAAAATAGAGAAAATTATAACTAAATATGTGGAATATAAAACTGGAAAGAAAGACAAAAAGGGAAACGAAATAATGGATAAGCAGAAAAAAAAGGCGACCACTACTTACACTTTTCAATCTCCTTCCTTAGTCAATGCTACTCATAGAATAGAAACAAAAGCCGCAAATATTGGGCTTGACACTAAAGATAAACAAAGGTCTGTTTATGGGCAAAAATACAATAGCGGGGATATTAAATCCGTAAAATCATTTATAGACTCAACTAAAAGAGCATTTAAGACTTTAGAGAACTCATTAGCATAAGGTGATTAAAAATGGCAATTGCATCCTCCCCAAGCGACTATACAGCAATCAATGTTGATTATTCAACAGGTAGTGGATATTATACTGATAAAGATGCAGTTTCAAACATGTTACAAATACCTGCATTTTCAACTTCTACTTATCCAACTCAAGCGCAAATTGGCGCAATCATAAAGAACATTGAAGGTATTATTGATGACAAGGTAAAGCGTTCTTATCGGCCAATTATTTACAGAAATGAATTTCATAACTTTGAATTTATTAGACACCCTATGCAATCATACTATGGTGGATATGTAGGTTTTGTTCAATTAGATACTTTAAAATTAAAGAAGGTAATTTCATTACAAGTTTGGCAAGGAAATAGTTATCAAGAACTTGCTTCTGCTCAAGCCAGTTTAACTTTAGATACAACAGGATATAAAGACTTAAGAAGTATTACATTACAATTACCTAATAGTGGAGATTCTTGGGTATTGTATCACCATGCTGAAGGTTCATTATCAGCACACAATACTTTCCATAATGGGTTTGGTTCTAAAACAACGGCTCAAGAAATATGTCATTTAATCAATGAAGAATACCCATCAAAGACCGCACAGTTTACAGGTGCAACAAGGGACAAAGTATTGACTTCTTCACCTAATGGGTTAAACATAAGTGATTTCTTTTATGCTAGCACAGACCCCGATAATGGCAACAAAGTGAACATTTCTAGCCTTTTAGCGGGCGAGGATGGCTCATATTGTACTATCACACTTGCTGATAAGGCGGGTGAAACCTCAAGCACCCAGTCGGTTGCGTTCACAGATATGCAGGATATGAAGAGACTTGGTTCTTTTTGGGCAATAGGGGATGAAGGGCGTATTTTCTTTTTAAGAGACTATCCTTACCATACACAAAATTCAATCATTTGTACTTATATTGCAGGTAGTAATCGTGTTCCGTCTGCAATACACAAAGCCGCAACAATGTTAGTAGCGGCAGAATTGCTTAGACATGACGACCAAACAATTCTAATCGCTGAAACGGGTAGTAATATTTCAACGAAGGAAAAGTATGATATACTCAAGAAGGAAGCAGATGATATACTCAAGGGCAAGGCCGACTTGGTTTTCTTAATTGATTGAAGGTGAATGAAATGGATTGGTTTGATTTAATAAAACAAACAAGAGTAAAAAACATGGAAGGTTTGATTAGGGAACTTTACAAAGTAACTGCTGACCCAAATGCACACATGAAGATAACAGGACAATTAACTGAAGATAAATTAAATGCTGCTATTGCTGCTGCCAAACAAAAACCAAATCAAGTACCACTACCAGAACAATCACCACCACCACCGCCACCACCTAAAAAGAAATTACCTTCTCAACAGCCTCCAAAATTACCAGCAGGTGTAAATAATGTTGCTACTACTCAATCAACTCCATTACCTGCTAATATTCAACAACAACAACAAACACCACCACCACCACCACCACCACAACGACGAACACTACAAGGTTACAAAAAACCACAACAACCGGCAAATGCCCAACAAAAGAAAAAACTTAGTGATAGAGTTAAGGCTACACTTCAAAGAAGAAAAGAAGCAAAAAACATTAAACGACAGGGCAAAAATCAAGCAATAGTTGATAGAACAAGACAAGAAATGATGAGAATGATGACACCGGAACAAAAAAGAGAATATCAATTAGAGGAAGCCCGAAAAAATCCAAATAAACCAGTTACTCAAGGATGATAATATGGACAATACCTTAGCCTTACTTCAAATAAGCGAGTTTAAAAAGTATTTAAAAATCCAACAAGAAAGACAAAAAGCAACTCAAGAACTATCTGAAATTTTAGGCATTGATATATCTTTAAGTGATGAAGAAGTAATGCAATATGCAGAAGAAAATTTCATTAAAGCATATAATAAAACACTTAAAAACGAGGTGGATGAATGGATGAAGTCAGCCTTCTTATAGATTTAGTAAGTAGTAATTGGGCTTCTTCCGCTACTACTTTACAGCAAGCAGGAACGATTACAGCCGACCATGTGGCTATTCCTAACTTTGTTGATGTAAGAACCTTACAAAAGAATAAAGGTGTTCGTTACGATTTAACTGCAAAAGATGTCATTATCTTTTTTGAAGACTCTCAAAACCTTGAATATCCTACTATTAATTTTGATGTTAGAAATGAAACATACTCATTTACTATGCACATACGGACAATTCACGATGAAAGAGCAGGAACAGATGCCAATTTCGGGAGAGATAGGCTAAGGGCTTTATACTTGGTCGCCCGTCATGCACTTGAGCGTAGCCGAACCGGATATACAGCGAGTGATGGGTCAAAGTTTAACCAATTATTCGTAGGTTCAAGAAGTGAAAGTAATGACCGTAGTAAGCGTTTATTCGGCTATAAATTAACAATAGAAGCAAAAAGATTCGCATTAACACTCCCTTAGTAAGTTTGTAAAGGAAAGGAGAGGATAACATGGTAGATAACAGTATATTTTTAGGAAGCGGCGCATCAATGACTTTAGTTCCAGAAGTGGACTTTTATTTTCAACCCGCCACTACAAGCACGACAGCAATTCAATTTTTACAATCAACATTAGCACAATTTCAATTAGTGCCTGATATGTATGTTGGTTGTTCTTTAGATTGGTATGATAACGGAGTATATACTTCTTCTCACATTATTACTACAAACGACCATGATACTTTCACTATTACACCTGCTACTGGTAGTGCTGTGGTTATTGCAGATGATTCTTTCGTATTGCGAGCATATGGCGCACCTTGTCCTGCACCCGATTCCGATGACGACGGAACAGGAAAAACAAGACTACATGCTGATAATTGGTTAGGTTTAGTCGAAACTGCTTCTTTCCCAAACATTGAAGTTGAAATGAAACAATTAAATCTTTCTCTTGGAGGAACAAGAAACTTTACTCATCAATATAAGGGCATTGAAACTGCTTCGGGAGGAAACCTTGCATTAGTATGTAATCAGGTAACTTGGCTTTATTACGCTTTAGGTAAATGTACTCAATTGAGTTTTGGTGGAGGCACTTCGGATTCTGAACACCCAACTAATTACCACACCGGAACAGCCGCACATAAATTATATTTTCACGGAACAAGCAATACTTCCCATATTGATGAAGGCCCATTCATTCATAGAGTAAATCCTGTTGGTGATGGTAGCACACCTTCTGTTCATATTGTTCCTCCTATCAACCCACTTGTTGAATCTGCACCGGAAACAAACTTCGATTCTGCTTCTTATCCGGTTGCTGCAACTGGACAATATATTACATATAAGTTTGAAGAAACAAATGGCGCACATTTGCCATCTTTTGCTTTAGAATATTCATTAACAAAAGATGTAACAAATAACTTTTTATCTGATAATGATGCTGCTTCCGAAGATATTAACTTTGTTCGTGTAGCAAGAGGAAATAGAGTTAATACATTAACAATGACGGCTAATGAAAATGAAGAAATTAAAATGACTTTAGATTTGAATACTAGAGCAGTTACCCCAATTCCTCAAGCATTAGCGAGTCCAAGCACCGGCTATGAATCAAGAGGTGGACAAAGTGCTAATTCTAGCCTATTTAATTTTACTGCTGAACCAACTCATTTAGAACCATTCTTTTTCTCGGATGGAACAATGAGTGTTTATGGACAACAGTTTTTAAAGATTACAAACTTTACTTTAACTATTAACAACAATTTACAGGATAAGCGATTCTTAGGTGTTGGTAATAAAAGTATCAAAGACGGTATTCCTGCACAGCGAACCTATGAGATTGCTATTACTGCTTTAGTTACAGATGATACACTATTTACTGAATTATTAAGCCAAGATGAAAATAATGATACTTCCCAATCTATTGATTTAGTCTTTACTAAGGATAGTGGAGAATCATTTACACTTGCTTTTGATGATTACTTTACAAGTGCTAATACATGGACTGTTCCCGAAGATAAGGGTGCAGTTACGGTAGAAGCAACTCTTATGCCAAGAACATTAACCAATTGCACTACAACTACCCATTGGGTATTACAGGGGTGATTTCAGATGGCTTCTTATCGAGATAAGTATTTGGCTGAAAGAGCGAAAATAGAAAAGGCTTCTAAGAAAAAGAAGCCAGTTAAGAAAGATACTCCAAAGGAGACTCCAAAAAAGGATTCTAAATTAGAGTAATCATATTCCACCAACACACCGTTTGTTTGTTTGTTGGTTTTTGAAGGTGGATAATATGTTAAATAATAAGAAAATTGTAACAGATAAGAGTGCTTTATTTGCACTTGTAGCAGCGAAGGAACATTTTATTAGAGTGTCTCCCGAATCAGATGAATATTTAAAAGTCTGGATTAAAGAACCGACTTGGCTTGAAGCCGAGAAAGCACTTAATTCAGTAATGAAGATAGACCAAAGAACCCAGTCTTTTGATATTGACTTACAAGCCATGTATAGATACATGATTGAAAACTTTATTGAAAAGACTGAACCATCACTTTCAACTCTCGATATGCTTAGAATAAGCCCATATGTCGGGAATCAACTAAAAGAAATCCTGCCTAATCCAATGGCGATGATGCAGGAGGATGAAGAAAAAAACGAAGAATAAGAGATTGCATGAAGGGTAAAGAAACTACCCCTGATATAATGTCTCTAATTACTGTTTATACTTTATCTAAAGCATTAGCAATAAGCCCATTAGAAATATACAAAATGCCAGTATATCTAGTTAAAGATTTACTACAAGTTCATATGACCTTTGAAACGCTAAAATCCGAAGAAATGGAAAAAATGCAAAAAGACATGGAGAGAAAAAGTAGGAGTAGATAGTATGGCTCAAGATGTTATTGATTCCCTAGATACTCTAAGGACTGGAACAATTAAAGCAGGTATTGAGTTTAAGGGATTAACTAAAACTCTTACTTCTGCTGCTGCAAGTACAGAAGGCGCAGGTAAGGCTTGGACTACATTTAGTCGTTTAGTTTCAGGTACTCCTTTATGGAGTACACAAAACAAAATAAGAGCATATCTTTCTATTTTGGCTGGTTTTGAAAATCGCTCAAACGCAAATGCTAAGGCACATGAGGAAGAATCCGCAGCGTTATTAAAAAAAATAAAAGGCTATGATAAAGTAGATAAACAAATGAAATCTATATATGCTAATTCTAAAAATTTAATTAAGTATGGTGTTGAAGACAAGAAATTGACAGCACAATTGACAGCAGAAAAGAAAAAAGCAGAAGCCCAAAATTTAAAAAATTTAACATTGGCAAATTCATATAATGATGATTTACTTAGAGTAAATGCTGCTACGGGTAAAAGTACCATTTCTACAAAAATGCATGCTAAACTCATAAAAAAATTAAATAAAGAAACAGAAGCCAATAATAAAATTATAGCAAACCGTAGTAAAAGACTTGCTGATATTGCTAAATTAACAAGTGAAGTTAGTGAGGAAACAAAAGAAGCATTAACTAATACGGCTGCTTATCAAAAGGTTTTATTAGCAACTGGTGATGAAGAAAGAGCCATGCAGCGTTCTATAAAATTTTTCCATGAAAGAAATAAACTCTTAGATGAAGAAAGATTAGCACTTAAAAAGAATGCAAAAATGGCGTATGCTTTTGATAGTAATAGAGTAAAAGAAGCAAAAAAACTAGCGAGAGTAAAAGCCGAAGAAAAAGGTAAAGGTTTTTTTGGTAAAAGAATGGCTTCAATTACTGGCGGTCTTAGTGAAAGATTTTCTCAAAAGAAAGACCAGTTGAAAGTAGGTAGAGCAGTAAGAAAAGATGCGGCAAGAGCAAATGCAAAAGGAGTAACTGATAACTTAAAAAGCGCAAAGATGCTTTTAGCACCGCTACTACTAGTTACTAAATCCACTAAATTAATCTATACTGCCTTCAATCCTTTTTCTACTGGTGCAATTAAGTTTAGAGCAAAAATGCGAAAGTTTACAATGAGCCTTCAACCTATCATGTCTATGGTATTTAAATACTTAGTTATGTCAATGTTGGCAATAGCAGCATTCTTTGTTATATTAATCTACTTGAAAAGATACTATGAGATTTTGGAAGAGTTTGGTGTAATTGATGACATTAAAGTATTAGGTATTATGGTGTTCGATTGGCTTAAAGTTGGTTGGAAAATGGTTTCTGCTTTCCTAAATGGAGACTATGAAAAAGCATTAGATTATGCCGGAAAATTTGTAGATAAAGGAATTGCTGTTCTTATTAAAACCGGAAAGATTTTATTAGAAGCAGGATTCTTAGCGATGGTTGCAGGATTTGATTTATTGATGGATGCCGCATATAAGTTCTATAAAGACCCCGAATTTAGAAGAAGAGTAACTGATATTCTTATGAAGGTTGCTCTTGTTGTAGTTGCTTTGATAGTAATACAATTTTTAATTGGTTTAGCACTATCTCTCGCTGCTGCCGCAGCATTACCTATACTAATTGGTGTTGCAGTATTAGCGGCCTTATTTACAGTAGGTTATTGGTTAAATGATAATTTTGATGAAAAATTCCAAAATGTAGAAGACTACATAAATAATTTCTTTTACGGACTACAACATTATGCTGAAACAATATATAATGATTCCATTAACTTTTTGATAAAAACTAAAGATGATATAATATTTGGTTTTAGAGAAATGCTTGATGCAGTCCGGCAATCATTAAGTATAGAAATGAATAAAGAAAAACTCTTGGCCGGAATAGAAGCCGCAGGTGGAAAGTTAATTACTTTGGCTACTTCGATAAGAGACTTCTTAAGCCCTTCAAAGAAAACAAGAGATAGGTATAACAAATTTAGAGATTCTTTAGAAAATGAAGGAGTATTCGGAACACTAGGAATTAAAGGAAGATTTGCCAAAGGAGGAACTTCTCATGGTGGATTGTCTCTCGTTGGAGAACAAGGGCCGGAATTACTACAATTAAATGCAGGTTCTAAAATCTATTCTAATTCACAATCTAAGAGAATGATGGGTGGAAGCACCAACATTTTTAATATTACTATTAACGCTAAAGACACTTCCGATGCCGAAATGAGAAGAGTAGCACAACAATTAGGAAAGATGATTGGTAATAAACTTAATCGGCAAATGCCATTTGGTAATTTAATTTGAGGTGATAGAGTGACATATGTATATCTTAAAACACAAAACTTTTCCGGTACTGACTTATCTTTAGATACTATACCGCTAAAGGTGAATACCGTAGGAATAAGTGTGTCAAAAGACATACCTTCATTACCTGTACCTTTTACTACTTTTATTACAGGTGAATCAGAAAGAGTAGCGTTGGATTTAGCATTGGGTACTAAAAGTATTAATTTAGGAGGAACAATAACCGACACAGTTATTAAAAAAACTATTGCCGGTGTAGCAACTTCTAGAACATTTACAGCCCATGAAGTCGCACAAATGATTGCTTCTTCGGTAGATTCTACTAGTCTTGCAAGAAATCAAGCAGTTGCAGAATTAGTTATTCTAATGCCTTCATTTGTAGGTAATGACTATGAAACTAGAAGTGGAGTAGATGTAAATAATAGAGATACGGGAGTTTTAGTTCCATTAACTTTTCATTCGAGAGGTGGTGCTAATTTACTTGAAAATGAATTAGTGCCACTACCATTAAATCAATTCCCTGATAGTTCCACTGATGAAGGCTTGGTCGGATTTATTAGAAGTTTTACTTGTAATTTTGAAGC